GTTGTTGCTATGGTCTGCTGCTGCGGTTATCGGTAACAACAGTGCCATCGCTAGTAGTGTGTGTCTAATCATTATTCATCTTCCTCTGAAAACATTATCGACTGTATATATTCAGCCTTCAGTAGCTCTAGTCCACCCATCATTGCTACGGTGGGGAGTGCGTTGTACCAGCTTGTAGTGATCTCACCTTCAGCGTCAATGCAAACGGCGGCAAAGGCGAGTGAGTCGGTATCAACCATCTCCTGTTCAAAGTTACGTAGCTCTACTACCATCGGCGACACCTCTACCTGCTGTACTGCCTGTAACTGCACAATTTTATCGTCCATCGTCATCCTCCAATGTGGTTTCTAAGTGGGCTAAGGCGCGCCATGCTACAGCGTCCCAGTCACCATCGATAATGTGACGCATCATCGCGTCTAAATTGTCACTAGATTTCGACCTATCCCAGTGCAGTGTCGCTGCCGTCTGACCATGCTGTAGTCCTCCCTTGAGCGATAAAGCCGCGACAGCGGCCAGTGCATTAGGGAAGTAGTTAAAACAGCCGGTGTAGAGCGGTATAGCCTTCCTAGCTGCTGCATCTTCAGGTAATGTGGACTTCTTAGTGTCTGTTCCTAGTCGCTGGCTGTAGGCTACGAGGATGTTATCTGCCAACCTACTGTCATTAGGTGACTCTAGTAACGCCGTTGCCCATTCAGGTGGTGTCAACTCAGACATCCAACATCTCCTCATATAAGTACCCTTGTTTGTCTTCGATTAAGTCGGCAAAGCGTGCCACTAGCATCTCGCTGTCGATCCCTAGTAGGTCGAGAAGTATCTCCTCATCAACCCGTGTCAGTTTATCCATTAACTCCAGAGTAGTTATATTCATTTTACTTTCTCCATGTACTCCCTCTTCAACCACTTCAACGATATAGGCATCTCATCACAGCCGCCATCAGCTACATCGTTCAGCATCCAGATACCGCGCCAGCTACCGTTAGTCTGGGGAGTCAAGTAGCCTTCGTCATGCTCATAGAAGATACCAGCGAACAGTCCCAGCATGTTAACGCCATCAGCGCGGCGAGCGTAGGCAATGTCTCTATCTTGAACGTGGCCCATAACACAGCTCATATGTTTCTTCGACAGCAGCGCCCTAGCGGATGCAACAGGCCGCCCCATGATGCCAGATGTGAAGTAGTGACAATAGGCGATACCATCGATGATGACTGGCTCTAGGTACGGTATAACTTCAAAGCCCATCTCTTCAAGACCGAGGTCGTCATAGGACATGAATCCGATCAGGTGAGGTTCTTGGTTGGTGGTACGGGTGATGCGTGCTTCGTGGTTGCCTAGTGTGAATACGAGTCGTGGCTTCCACTGCTTATCTTTGTTGCGCTTGAGTCGTGCTTGCTCTTCTTCGATAGGCGCTAGGAAGCGTCTCATTGCCTCCTTACCGCAGTCGATGTCGTTCTGGTAGCGTCTACCCTCGAAACCGCCAGTGCCTTTGTCGTAGCTTGACAGAGATTCCATGTCGAAGTGGTCGCCGATATGGATGATAACGTCCGGCTTCTTCTCTGCTGCATAGTGACCAGCACACTCTAAATAGTCATAGGATGCTGGGCTGCCTTTAACCTGTGTATCTGAAATAACTAAATGTCTCATACTGTACCCTCATAGGATTCTTTGTACTGCTCAATTTGGTTGTTGGCCGCTAGTTCAGTGTCGCCAACATAATAATAGGTAACGTCGCCGAGTGTTACTGATCCTAACCACTTGCCGCTGCTCAATTCTTCGATCATTATGATTTCCTCTTACGTCTAAGCCGCTCTTCAGCAGTCTTAGTTGCGTGGCAGGAATGACACAGGACTTGGTAGCCATCTGCCTCGCGGAACATTCTGTCAATGTAGAGATTCCAATCCACGAAGCCGACTTCAGGCTCTACAACTGGATCGATATGGTCAACAGCGGCATTGTTTCTACGTCGCGTCTTGCCTTCGCTTGGTGGTAGCGTTGATGGGCCTATGGTGTTGCACTCTGCACACTCATACATTCCCCGTGATACCCAAGCCTCTTTCTTTACATCGTGTTTTACGCCCCATCGCCCATGAGCGCCCCGAAGGGCTGAGATGATAAAGGACTTGAAGCGCGCCTCTGTCCATCGGTTGTTGTTCCTCATAGGTTACGCTCCGTTGGTGGTGTCCAGATCTCTCCGACTATGCGGCGCAGGTACAGTAGCCTAGCATTCTCTAGCACACGAACCTTGGCTGCCTCTTCGTCGATCTCTTCACGTTCTGCGTAGATCTCGACCACCTTGTTGTAGTACTCGACCTCAGTGGTACAATCAACAAGTAGCTTACCAGACTTGACTTCGCCAACGCCGTGGATGCCGATGATGTTATCAATACGGTCGCCCATTAACATTTGACGGTAGAGGAAGAGCATCGCTTCAGCCTCGTTAGTCGTGGTCATTGTCCTCTTTCGGGTGTTGTACATGCGGGTTGGAACTTGTAAGAAGTCTTTGTCGATTGAAACGATAACGGCCTCTTCACCGAGCGTGGTAGCTGCGATTGCGATTGCATCGTCTGCTTCCTCGTCTACTGTGACTATGGCATCCCACTTGTCTATTAAGTGCTGGCGTAGCGCCTGTATGTGTATCGGTTTAGGTTTGTCGTCACGGTTGCCTTTGTACTTGGCGGTGACGGCGTAGTCGTGTCGGAAGTTGCCTCTGCCTGTAAGGTACAGTTCGTAGGTTCGGTATGAATCCTCTTCGTCTGAACAGTTCAGGTCTATATAGAGCAGGTCAATGAGGAGCGAGTTGAGGCGGCGACATGCCACCCCTTCCGTTTCCTCGTTGCATGACCAGCCGATGCGGTAGACTAAGATGTCTGCATCAATTAGGAACATTACAGAGCCTCGTCCAAGTTAGCTGACATACCGCCAACGTCTTCAGCACCTGCATAGATAACCAGATCTTGTACGACTGCCTTCAGTAACGATGGTGACACACCCTTCTTGCCCTTGAACGTCCACTCGTATGGAGTGATCACGACCTTGGCTGTGGTGCCGTTGCCTACCTGTACGCCTTTAAGCTCGTCACCGCTGTTCTCATAAAGACGGATCGGGTGGTTGGACTTGACAGTGATGAAGTCGCCCTTTTCCGGCTTGTTCATAACAGTGATGCCCATCATCTCCAGTGCCTCGACCGCTGCTCCAGATAGCTGAGCCAGATCGACTTGATACTTACCAGACATGCCGTTGACTTCAGTCAGGAAAGGCCACATGAAAGTTGCGTTTACAGTGATTGGTTTTGCGTTTGACATAGGTATTGCCTCTTTAGAATTATTGAAAGTATAGTATATTATATCACGTTTTAGTGTTTTTGTATATCTTAGTGTGTATCTGCCCAGCTATTTCCAGTGCCGTAGTCGCCGTCAAGTGGGCAGCGCATCTCGAAGTATTCGCCTGCCTTGATGATTGCGCGCCGACCGGCCTTGCCTACGATGTCGCCATAGGCTGCTGGTGTTTCTATCTGCCATTCATCGTGTACACTGGCTACGATCTGGTAGGGTATGTTGTGTTTCTCCAACGCCTCTACTAAGAAGACCATTGCCTGTTTCATCACGATTGACCCTGCCGACTGTAGCAGGAAGTTGAGTGCTGAATGTGGTGAGCGGATGCGTATACGTCTGCCATCTAGTGCCGGTACAGAGCCAGATGCGGCTATGCGCTGTATCTTGTCCCTTAGTATCGCCACCGCTGGTACAGACTCCATGAACTGCTTAATCATCTTAGCGCCATCGTTCTTGTTTCCACCTACGATCTTGCCCAGCAGCGCAGCACCTGAACCATAGAGCCAAGCGTAGATAAACGTCTTAGCCTGATCTCGTGTTGTCAGTCCTGCTGCTTTCATGTTCTTGGTGTGGATGTCACCGTTGACGACCTCTTCCGTGTACTCCTCATCCTGTAGGTAGTGGGCTAACATACGAAGTTCCAGACCCGATGCGTCAATGCCAACCAGTACGTTACCCGTCTTCACTGTCCACATCGACCTGAACTCTAGTCCATAGCCGCCAGCTAAGCCTGTTAGAGGCTCTTTAGTTGCTGGGTCATAGTTGACTGCCGGTACCTGTGCCATGTTCGGTGAGTGGTGCGTCATGCGTCCTGTGACTGTACCGTTGCTGATCACCTTGCCATGCATCCTAGTACCTTTAACGTGTTTCAACCAGCTTTTCAGCATGGATGTGCGTTTCTGTAGTAGTAGGTATTCGTGGATTGCCTGTGCCTCTGGAAAGTCTAAACCCTCTAGCACTTCGTCATTGATGATGTAACTGCCTAGTGCTTTATCGCCCTCTTCCTCAAGCTGCTTTGCTGTAGGCTCGTTGCGCTCAGTGAGTACCACACCCGCCGCTAGTAAGCGAAAGGCTATCTGCTGCCGCGATCCTACGTTGAATGTCTCGATACGATCTGCTAAGTCCTTTCCGGTCTTCTCAGACACCCTTTTATGTGTTATTGGCGGGAACACCTCCTGTAGTTGGTTGTGGATGCGATCTTGTCTAAGTGTCAGTTCATTGTAGATGCAAGTGGCCGATGTAACGTCCATCTCAAACCCGTTCTCTTCCTGCTGCTGGATGGCAATCGCTACTTTATGCTCTAGCTCTCCACTGTAATCTGAGAACTTAGAACTCTTTAGCAGCCCGCGTAGCTTCTTTAACAGCTTCTCAGTGACGAGTACGTCCTTCCTGTTGTAGGTCAGCATCTTGTCAGTCAGTCCGAGGTCGAAGTCGGCCTTGTCGAAGTCATCCTTGGCCTCACCTAGTCGCTGTCCCCATGCCTCTAGCGAATGACCGCCCTGTATAGATGGATCGAACAGGCGACTAAGCACCAGTGTATCGTGGAGCTTCTCTTTCGGGATAGTAACGCCCCAGACTTTCTGCAACACCGGAGCATCGAAGCCGATGATGTTGTGGCCGATAACCTTGTCGGCCATGTCGATCAGTTCCTGTAGTGTTGAAGGACTAAAGTGATCAACCTGTTCCGTACCGCCAACAACCTGACTAACAGCGCACCAGATTGTGTCGTGTGCTAGATTAGTTTCAATGTCCAGTACTAATTCCATCACTCTTATCCTTAATAATGTACTCCAAAGGGTTTATTGAGGGGCTTGGTGTAGTAGTCCCCCCACTTTATTGCTTTATTAGTTATTCCATAATCTTCCATCACAAGGGCCTTAGCTTCTTCTAGGCTACTTGCAACAGCTACGGCTAAACCCGTGTCGTAATCCGAACACCAATCGTCCCAGACGTATAGTTTGAACTCGTTGCTGATACTGTAGTTATTATCCATATTATACCTCATTTAGTTTAGTAATGTTGTGACAGTCGTCTTTCATAGGTATAGCTCCTGCTCTGTATCGACATCCTCCGTTGTGCGTAGATCTGCACGTTCGGTTGTGTCGAAGTCTCCGATGTGTCCGAAGCAGCTATTACAGAGATCTACGAACTCTCCAGATGTTGCGAACTTTCTTGTACTTTCAAAGTCACTAAGTGACACGTTGCATGATAAACATCTCATAATGCTGCTTCTCCTGTTGGAATCTCGTTCATGCGACCGGTCTGGCCGTCATAGAGTAAGGCCGATGTTAGGCCGGTGAGTCCGCAAAAGCGATTCTTTAGGACTCTCACGTATGTTGTGTTGCGTTCGATAGGGTTGTCGTCTTGTCCGTTGCGCTCCAGTCCAATTACCATGTCGCTGATCTGTGCTATGCCACCTGAGCCGCGTAGCTGTGACAGGCTGGTTGCGCTGCCCTCTTCGTGTCCTTTGCCGTCTGGCCGTTTAAGGTGACTAACGATGAAGAGCGAGATGCCTGTTTCGCTGACCAGCATCCTCAATTTGGTCATAATCTCATCCAGTGCCTTGCGCTCGTCTCCGTTGCTACCTGCTGAGACGACAATAGATACGTGGTCGAGGAATATATATTTACAATCTAGCGCCTTCGCCATGTAGCGCACCCTAGCGATGATGTTGTCCACGCTAGTGCTACCAAAGTGATCAAATAAGAACAGTCGCTGTGTTCCCATCGTTTCCTGAAATGCCTCCCAACGCTCGTTATCAGTGGCTTCCGTGTCCGGTAGGTGAAGTGGCTTGTTCGCGGCTAAGCTCATCATTGATAGCGCCGTCTTCCTCGCATTCTCTTCCAAGAACAGTAGCCCGATGTTGTCGGGTGTCTCTTTCAGCATATGCCAGATGATCTCCCGTAAGAACTGCGACTTACCTAAGCCGCTGCCCGCTGTCACTGTAACCAGCTCCGAAGGTCGTATGCCGTAGGTGATCTTGTTCAACTCTTCCCATGGGTACAGGCATGCTGCTTTCTCCAGTGGTTTACAGACATCGTCCCAGAGTGATGCACCGTTGACGATGCCGTCCGGTACAAACTTCTCTGCTGCCCAAAATGCGGCAATGTACTGCTTAGTCTTTCCAGCCATCAGATAATCGTTGGCATCCTTACAGCCACTGCCATTCCTAACCACCTTCGACTTACCACCGAACAACTCTGCAACCTCTCGCGCTGCTTTAACGCCTACTTCGTCGCTGTCAAATGATATGACGATAGTCTCGTAGGAGTCGAGCCACTCGTAAGCCGCCTTACAGTCCGCTAGCGCGCCTTGCGCCCCTGATTTGATACTGACTACAGGGTACTTACTGCCCTGCATCATATAGCTCGCCGCTGCGTCGTACTCGCCTTCGGTAATGGTGATGATCTTACCGCCACCAGAGAATAGATGTTGTCCGAATAGCGGCGCTGCTTTCCAGTCGCCAACGTTATACATGTGTTTACTGGTTTTTTCTACTCCATCCGTAAAAGACACGGTATCAGGGTTTCTGACCTTGGCGGCCAGTGGTACGTGTCGCTCTTCAACGGCGTGGTAGCTGAAATAGGTTTTAGTGTCTGTCTTTAAAATTCCGTAGAACTCTGCTGCATCCTTCGTGATTCCGCGCTCTGGGATGGCCTTATAATCTGCTGTGCGGAGCAGTACCTCTACAGGGTCAAAGCTAGGCTTCTCTGCTGGTTCGCTGCTAGGCGGTATTGTGATGCCTGCCTCCGATGATCTGGTGAACTTACCGCAGCTAAAGCACTTTGTTGAGCCGTTATCATTGACAACCAGTGCATCGGAGCTTCCGCAGTCTTTGCAGGGTAGTTTTGTTGCGTCATAATCAGCCATTTTTAATCCTCTTCGATCGCGGCGGGATTGCCGATTAATATAACGAGTAACGGTAGCTTGATCTCTATCCCGCTAAAGGGAAAGGCGATCAGGTCACCGTCGCTGTTCTCGCCCCATGTAGCGCGAGAGGTCAGGGCCTCAATGTCGAAGCCAGCACCGTTTCTGGTAGATATTGCCCAATGCAGACCCCAAAAGTACGTTGAAAGTTCCATGATGTTATCCCCTAAGTTTGTCTTTGATGTGGTCGATATAGTCGCGGTTTAATGTTGCCATTCGCACCGAACTTGTGCCGTAGGCGCGCATAGAGTCCCACCAGCTAAGACAACCTAGCTCTGCTGACTCCACGGCCTTCATTGTCCTAGCTGTTTCTTTATCGACTCCTAGTGCCTTTAATTTGTACGTGGTGGCTGCTAATAGTAAGTTGGTCATAGTTTTATCTTCCCTTTTGGTTGGATTCATGCTAAAATATATACCTATTAAGTTTTTGACAGTCTCTAAACAGTCCCCTATCGCGAAACCACCCACTACAGACACCCTTTAGAATAACTCAGTACTAAACAGTACTATATAGACTATATAGTGTCTTCTCTTAGCACCTGTTGTGGTGGTTATCTTCATCGTTTCGCTTCCAGCTTCTTCCGTTCCTTTTCGGCCTTCTCAGCCGCTAACGATCTCAATAGGGCTTTGCCTTCTTCTGTTGATAGTTGATGGTTGTAGCTTTTTAGCTGGCTCAGTCCGTCTATGATGTTGCGCGCTTCTCCTAGTGTCACTTCCTGCTCTCCTCTCGTCGTCTAAAGTATCTTCTCAGCAAATAGGTACGTAGGTAGCTGGCAGTGAAGAACACCGCCGTCGCGCCCATTGCTTGCGTTATAGATG